TTAATGTATTCCAAAGTTGAGGTTGGTTTTAGAAAAATTGTACCATTTAATTCATTATTATCAATATCTTCAGGTGCGTTACTCAATTTAACTCTGAAATCTGTTAAACCTCTTTCTCTTCTGATACCATCTAAGATTGGATTTACTAAATTCAAGAAGTCATTTCTTACTTGTTGATCATTTGGTTGGAATAATAATCTTAAACCAACTGCTGATATAAGTTTTCTTGTTTGTAGTAATAATCTTCTGATATTTAATCTATCAAGAACAGAATCTCTAATTTGTAAGTTTCTATTACCCCAAATAACTGGTCCAACACCTCTAAATGTAGCGATTGGATTGATTCTACCTGGATATAATGTATCCCTATCTGTTTGAGATAATTTTCTTCTTGGTTTTGATACAACTAAACCTCTTTCAGTTCCCGCAATCGCAAACCATTCATATGATATATTGTCAGTCAAGGCTAAGTTTCTTACAACTTCAGCTGTTGGTGGCATCCATACCTTAGAATTATTTTCTGTGTCATTGTAAAGAACAAATGGGTAATAAGTCGCTGTATAGTTAGAATCGATACCTACTTCATCTAATAATGAAACAACCGTATTTGAATCATACCAATTAGCCGTATCTGAAGAATCAGAAGCGAACATATTAATATCAGGTAAAGTTGGAATGTAGATACTATCAGCCCTATCATTTTCTACCATATCAATAGTATGTTCAACTAATGATGAATTGTTTTCAATATCAATACCGGGAGTTACCATTACATTAATATCCGCATCTTCAGGGTTTGAATATTTATCAATAGCCGCTTTGTAAGCGTAGTAGTCAGAATTACCTAAAGCACTAAACCCTTCGTTAGTATAAGTTGTTTGTCCAATTCTATAACTATCACCGTTAGTTCTATAAGATCTATAAATATCCCATCCATCATAACCACCATAAGGTGCTGCTGTGAATTTTCTACTTAATAAACTTTCATATGCAGTTCCAGATGTTCCCGCTTCTGTTTGGAATGGAGCCACACCAACATCAAAAGTTGCTGCTACACCATTTACACTTACAGAAGTTGCACCTGAATCCATATGGAAACCATTGGTTGTTGTAGTTGATGCTACATTACCTTTATATTGGAAGAAATCACTATCATAACTCCAGAAATTACTATTAGATATACCTAAGAAAGATTTTCTAATATTATCCCCACTTGAAATTACTGGTGAAATACCCGCTGGTGGATTTGTAATTGTTTCACCCGCTGTAAAGTATTTAGTCTTATATTGAATTTTAGGGTTTGCTGTTCCTGAACCATAAGTTCTAATGGTATAACCCATAAAACCTGCTGGTACCGCTGTTGATGGAGCGTCAGTAGCAAACTCAATCATAATATATTTAGATTTTAAGTCATACTTACCATCAATAGTTCCAACTTTTTTACCAACATAAGTCAATTGACTTTCATCCATTGAACATCTTACATACTTTTCTAAAATAACCGGATTAGCATCTGTATCATTAAAATCCCTTACGATTAAATCAAATTCTCTTCTTTCTAAATTGATATTTTGAATTGATATTTTAACTAAAGTATTTGCTGCATCACCATCAGAAATTGTTATAACTCTAAATAATTTGAATACGTCAGTTCCTCTTAATTCTGATACAAAATAAGGTGTTGCTGGTGTAGCCCATTGTTCTTTATAGTTTGTCATATTTACACCTGATGAAGATGAGTTAGTAGTTAAAGTAGTTTTTAAACCTCTAATATAACCCTTTAAATAACCATAGTTTAATAACTCAGTATATATCTCTTCAACAAATAAAGCACTTTGTTTTTCTTTTGGTTGTTTACCTAATACTAGTGGTATGTATTCTTTTTTAGTATTATCCATACTTACAGAATAATTAAATGATGCTCCCGCTGTAGTTGTTCCACTTAATTTGAAACCACCTTTAGAATTTAATGTTATATCATCTGTCGGTATTAAAATAGGATTTCCACTAACAACCGGTGTTAATGTATTGTTAGACCAATTAGCATCACTTCTTAATGTTGCCACTACTAAATTATCCCAACCACTATAACCTGCAACTGATGCGTTATAATTGATGAAATTAGTTGTACCTGTGTAAGTACCACCCGGATTTAAAGTTAAACCTGTTACATAAACACCATAGGTAATACCTGAAAATGTATTTACTCCTGTTGATACGAATAAGTTATTAAGCCAAGTACTATCACTTGTGGTACTACCTAAAACGTCAGTCATTGCGGCTGTTGTAACACCTGTAATTGTTGAAATTGTTGTCGCACTTAAATCACCATATCTATATGATATAGTTGATGCTGATAACGCTCCAATTCTTGAACCGTATGAACTAACAACTGAACTAAAGAATTGGTTAGTTGTTGCTGATACCACTCTTTGATAAGGTGATAAAAATGATGGGTATGTAAATGTTAATGTTCCACCAGTTGTTAATTGGAATGGTGTATAAACATTTGTCGGTCCTGCTAATGATATTGTTGAAATATCGGGTTGTGCTATTGTACTGATTGACCAAGCCGAACCTGCATCATAACCACTTAAACCTAATATTCTTGTCATATACATTTGACTCGCTTGTGAAAGGTATTCTCTCGCTATGTAATTACCTTCATATTTTAAAATTTGTGTTCCTGAGAATTTTTCAGGATTTGCACCACCGAAATAAGTAGTGAATTCATCGTAGTTTTTTACTAGAATCGGTTCAAACGCTGGTCCTCTTTGAGCCTCACCTACTATACCTAATGAACTAACCCCCAAACTTTGTGCTGCGAATGTTAAATCAACTTCACTAGTATATACACCAGGTGATACGTTTATTTGTTCTGCCATAATTTATTTTTTTATCTTTTTATAATTTATTTACTCTATAAATAGTTGTTATTTTTACAAATAACATTATACTACTATAATTCTTCCGGAAAATCTTCCATCTGGTGAATCTATTACCGATATGATAATATCACCACTTGCATTTGTAGTTATACTATCAGGCATAACAACATTATAAAAAGTAGAAACTAACTCTTCAACTAAAAAGAAAGGGGTTAATCCTTTATTATGTTCAGATACTAAATAAGTTATTGAATAATACCCACCAACAGGAACACCCCAATCAGTAGTAGAATTAAACATCTTAACGGATTTTGTTGATGAATCACCGCTAATTTGAAGTATCTTTGTTGATAATACACTTATATTTTGTCTAAATGAACTCATCATCCGTTTATTGTTATTGTACTATTATTAAATATTTGAATAATACTCAAATAACTAGATTGTGTTACATCAGTTCTAACGATTGATACTTTTATTTGATCGTTCGCATTTACTGAAACAGGTAAGGTTACTAAACTATTATTTTTATAAATACTATATGATGTTATATCTGATTTAACATTAGTCACTTCTTTTAACATTCCAGGATATAAATTATTAAATGTTAATTCCGTTGTATTTGGATCATACATTAAATTATATATTGTTTTCTTTTCAAAGTAATATCCTGCTAAAGATGAATCTACATCAGTTATGAAATTTTCAACACCTAAATTAGCGTTATATGTTCCTAATAATGTTACACTACTATTAACACTTGAATTAGTTTGTGATACAATAATTTCCACAATATCCCCTTGAACTAAATTAAATGTTGGTGTTACTGACACCCCATTCTTTTTTATTTCATAAAAACTTGTATTATCCGCTACAACACCATTTATTGTATATTCTCCATCTACAACAAATGATACGTTTAATGGTGAATCAACAAAAAACTCAATGAATATTTCTAAGTGTCCATCGTTAAACTTATTTACACTTACATTTTGTGTTTTTTTACCCCTTTTTTGGCCTAAAAACTTATAATTTGTTAATATTCTACTAACGGCTGGTTTTATTATGAACTCTTCTTCATCTAATAAAAATCCGTGTAAATTAAAATTATACTTTTGAACGTAAAATCTCTTTTTATTTATATCACTTATTTCGTGTTCATCATCTATACCATCTAATGTTATTGGAACGTAATGTCCATTTACATCGGTATAGGCTTGATTAGATGAAAACTCGGTTAATACAATTTTATTAAACTCATTTAATTCCCTTAATCTTGATGAGAATAATCTTACTTCATATTGAACATCAACGTGTATTGGTTGTGGTATTTCATAAACATCATAACCATTTCTATTACCATTCCACACAGGAACTTTTAATATGGATTTCTTATATAAATAAGGTATATTATATTTCATATTGTCCGACAATACAACATCTGTATTTCTTACAATTGTTATGAATGGCATCTGAACATTTTTATATTTATCAGAAAATTGCCAAGTTTTTGTAAACTCATTCCAATTTTGTATTGATAAAAATAATACCGGAACTTCTTTACCGTCTATATTTAAAGTTAGTTTTTTATTTGTAAATTCAACAAATCCCCTATCTAAATCTTCATGCAATACCCCTTTAGGTAAGAAACTTTCGTTTTGTCTTATCCTCTCAACCAAAGAAACCCTTTCGGAGTTTAATTCCTTTTGTAATTTAATTTGTATATTTTTTTTAGGTAATCCCATTATATATAAATACTTTATAATACATTATATATTATAATTTATTATTGTTCTATCAATCGCTGGTTTTATTATAAAGTTATTTTCATCCAATAATAACCCCTCTTCAATCAATTTATAAGTTTGTTTATAAAACTTTTTACTCATTATATCTACTTGGTTGTCACTTGACACACCATCTAATTTTATTGGAATATAATGTCCGTTTATTGATGTATATGCTTGATTAGATGAAAACTTAGTTAATACAATTTTATTAAACCTATTCAATTCTTTTATTCTCGTTGAAAATATTGTTACATCATAAGATACATCAACTCTTATTGGTTGTGGTATTTCATATATGTCATAACCATTTCTAACTCCATTCCACACAGGAACTCGTAATAAATCTTTTTTAAATAAATAAGGTATATTATACTTCATTTGATCGTTTAAATTTACTTTAGTGTTCCTTACAATTGTTATGAATGGCATCTGAACATTCTTATATTTATCAGAAAACTCCCAAGTTTTTGTAAATTCATTCCAATTTTGTAATGAAATAAATAATACTGGAACTACATTACCATCAATAGTTAGTTTCAAATCATCATTTACAAAACTAACAAATCCCCTATCCAAATCTTCATGCAATATCCCTTTCGGTAAGAAACTTTCGTTCTTCCTAATACGCTCAACTAAATCAATCCTTTCACTATTTAGTTGTTTCTGAGCGACAATACTTACATTCTTCTTAGGTATTGCCATATTCTTCTAATTCTTGAATTAATTCATCGTCAATATCAAATTCACTTTCATCCTCAAATAACCATGAGTATTCTGTCATATAACTTTTAACTATATT